CGGAACAAGCGTGCTGACGGGTACCAAGGACTATCATCACGCTTCAATAACCAACGCCAGTCAGTGCCATACCAGTTGAGAGGTATCCAGGTTGGACGACCCAGCGCACCTGCAAGATGCGCCACAGCAGTATCTACACTGATTACCACATCCATGTGGTGGATCAAAGCTGCACTGTCAGCAAAGTTGCGTATAGCACCCGGAAAGTTTTTTACACCGTTGTCTTCCAAGATTTTGGCCTGTTCGGGTGAACACTCTACCTGTAGGTTATACCATTCTGTGGCGGGATTGCGTTGTATTAACCCTAGCATGGTTTCAAACGGCATGCCTTTGTGGCGATTGATCCACGAGTCTGGACGACCCGACCAGCACACCCCCACACGCAGACGTTTTTTTGGTCCTAGTGTTTGCTGCCACTGCTGAATCAAGTCCTGTCTTGCAGCCAAGTATTGCAGTTGGTGTGGAAGATTTTGCAAGGTTACACCCATGATTCCTGGGATGCTCATGATTGGCGTCCAATAATCAAATTTGGTTGGAGTGTCGTTGACATCAATGATCTGGTGTATCACCGAGCTTCCAGCAAACAACGGAGCCAGATTGTCGTTGATCTGTAGGATCACTTTACCTCCGGCATGGTGCAAACCAAACACAAATCTAATAAACTGTATGGTGTCGCCCAGGCCTTGTTCTTGCATCACTAGAATTGTTTTGTCTCGGAGGTCTTGTCCGGTCCAGCGAGGCTGTTCAAATTTAGGCAAGGTGCCTGCCAAGTGTTCAAAGTTCCAGCGATGCTCGTATTGAGGCCAACCCTTTGCATAGTCACCGGCCAAAAGATACGCCACACTGAGATTGAAATTTGGAGTAGGAGCTTCGGGGGCCAGCTGTATGCTTCTCTGAAGAAACGGTATAGCAGCGTCAGGCTCGCCTATCTCTCTAAGAACATTTCCATAGTTGTTGAATGCGCCGGCTGAATTTCTGTCTTGAACAAATGCTCTAGCATAAAATTCCAAAGCACCGTCGGGGTTATTGTCTTCTCTGCAGACATTGCCTGCAGCTACGAGTTCGTCTGGGTTCATGCGAATATTTAACAACAGCACGGCTACAGCTACAAATTTAGCCAATAACATAAATACTTGTCAACGCAATTCGGCGTTTTATGCGGCTATTAACCCAGCCGCGTAGTGGCTAGAACCCACATTGGGCTTCTTTAAGGAGAAAACAAAATGGGACGTCCTCTCAAAATTAAAAAAATTACTGAATCTGCTTATAACTCGAGCACAGGTGCAAATCCTGGTGTAGATATTGGCTTCAATGGTTTATTGACCTTGACCAATCCGGTGGCTCCAAGTCCTATCTGGGACACAGACACAGAATATCTTGGTGTAGTTGGCGGAACTCAACCAACAACAGTAGCCAGCACCAACTATCCTATCGTCAAGTGCCGTGTGTTTGTCACAGGGTTCGCTGAAGCTGACGGTACAATCATCCGTCAAAAAGGCGCACACAAGTTCTTGGTAGCAGATACAACCAGCAGAACAGCACTGGTGGCCAATCGGGCCTATCGCATCACTATAGTAGGCGACACAGACTGGGCCAGCTACGGTGCTCCTAACGCACAGATTGGCACAATCTTTACAGCCACAGCGGCCTTGGGCAACACCGGCACAGGTCGTGTAAATGCTGTTGGTATCTGTGTGCTCACAAGCGATTTGAGCCCCACAGCCGGCAACATGAGCATCAGCTATTTCAGCAATGACAGTTCTGAAACAGCAATTAGCAAACTGACCAACAAGTTCTTGCAGAACTTTGCAGGCGGTGCCACTGGTGGTAGTGCCGACACCGGCGATGTTTGGAATGCTACTCAGCAGGTCAACAACGTGGTGTTTGCTGACAACTTCTTCAGCGATGAGGGTGTTACAGCTAAATCAGGTGCAGATGTTGCGACCTGGGACAACGGCGGAAGTCAACTCAGCACAGGCAATTTAGATTTGGCTATTGTAGAAAACTTCACTTCGTAATTTTTGTAGCAACCATAAAATCCCCACAACTAAGTACTGTGGGGATTTTTTTATGAGCGTAGCATTTGTGTTAGGAAACGGAATCAGCAGAAAAGACATATCCTTGTCTTGGTTAGAACCGTTGGGCAAAATTTATGGTTGTAATGCCTTGTACAGAGAATACACACCGTACGCTCTAGTGGCCACGGATCGTCCTATTGCAACCGAAATACAAAACTCAGGATATGCTCAAAAAAATACATTTTACACACGCAGACCCTTGGAAGGGTTAGGGGCTCGTCGAGTGCCAGATCCGTATTTTGGTTACAGCAGTGGTCCTATTGCTACCGCCATTGCTGCTCAAGACGGACACAGACGCATATTCATGTTGGGCTTTGACATGGGCCCCACAGAACACAAACAATTCAACAACATTTATGCAGGCACTGAATTTTATAAATCTCCTGACGCACTACCAACCTTTACAGGCAATTGGGCCAAACAATTGGCAAAAATTATGGGCAATTATGCCACTACACATTTTGTAAGACTGTACGGGCCAACCACCGCTAAAATTCCAGAATTAGAAGCTATTCCAAATCTGCAACATCAAGACTTGGGCACCTTCTTGGACCGCATAAATAACAAAAAGGATTTATAAACGCATGGCCACCTACAAAAACATCAGCGACGATTGGTATATCACCCTAGATGGCGGTGTTGGAACCATCTACATAGACGGTAACCTAGACGTTTCTGGTAACATCACCTACGTCAGCGAAATAGCAGTCAATGACGCATTTATTATTGTGGCTGCCAACAACAACGGCACTGTCAATGACATGGGTCTGGTTGCCACCAAGGTAGCCAACAGTGCCTATGCAGGATTGCGATTTGACACCACAGCCAATGCCTGGCAAATCAGCTCCAGTGTGTATGCCAATGGTGCGCCTATAGCAGCCTATGCCAATATTTTTAGTGGTGGTGGCGGCTCTTTTGTGGCTGGAGCCAACACCCAAATACAGTTCAACCAAGGTGGAAATTTTGGTGCCAGTGGTAACCTTGCGTTTGATTATGGCAACAACAAATTGGTCGTGCAAGGATATCAGGTCCTAGGCAACATTGGCTCAGCACCCACGGCTCCCAGCAACTCGGTGGCACTTTACAACAGTGCTCCAGGCACTGGCGGCACAGGATTATACGTAGTAGGAACCAGTCCTACTGTCAACAACGATGAATTGGTCAGCCTGACCAAGGCACGTTTGTATGCAATCATATATTAGGAACTCACATGTCTATTTCTACTGCAAACATTTCAACCACAGGCGGCAACATTTATACCAGTACCGGTAACACAGTTGTGACCTGGCTTAGTATTTGTAATACCACCGCTGGTAACATCACTGCCAATGTGCATGTGCTGGCATCTGGCGCATCGGCCAATGCCATGAACACCATCATGAGCAATGTATTGATCACGTCTGGCGATACCTATCAAATCTACACAGGCAATGAAAAAATTCTATTAGACAACGGTGGTGCACTTTATGCCGTGGCCAATGCCAATGCCCTGTCAGCAGTGACCAGTTACACATCGAGTTAATGGGTACTTTTTTAAAAAATCGTGAACTACAAAGTGGATCCACTGGAATAAGAATACCCACAGGATCTGCTGCCAATCGGCCTGATAATCCGGTGTTTGGCATGATAAGATTCAACACCGACACTGGCTTCTGTGAATTTTACAACGGAACAATCTGGCAGAACATGGGTGTAGGTGGCGTGATCAGCTACACCGTGGACAACTTTACCGGCAACGGAGTACAAACTGTGTTTACTATGAGTGTGGCCGAAAGCAACGAAGAACAGATCATAGTGTTTGTGGGATCAATATATCAAGATCCGGCTACAGCCTACACTGTGGATGGTGGATTTGACATCACATTTACCAGCGCACCGCCTAACACATCGCCTATCAGCGTGATACACAGCTCAAACTAAGCTGATAAATACCCTATACAGGGTCAACTATGGCAATCAATTACATTCAAGGTCAAATACTAGCCAACAATCTCCAGCGAGATGGCATCGATCTGGCCTTTGACACCGATCTGGTGTATCTAGATGTAGGTGCAAACAGTGTTGGTATAAACACAACCAGTCCTGGCAGCACGCTCGAAGTGGTTGGCAACATTACTGTGGGCAACATTGTGATACCCAACGTAGGTAATGTTACCTTGGGCAATGTTAACATAAACAACTTGGCCTATCCTGTGGCCAACACCGATGCTGCTACCAAACAGTTTGTGTTGGACAACGTGGGCAACGTCAGCAACATTGGCAATTTAACCGTGGCCAATACCACAATCAGCACCGGTTTGGCCAACGGCAACATCACTCTTACGGCTACGGGCACAGGACTGGTCACCATATCTGGCACCGCGGCCTTTATCATGCCTGCGGGCAACACGGCACAAAGACCTGGGTCGGGCAACGTGGCCGGAACTCTGCGTTTTAATACGGATGTAGGGCGCATGGAAGTGTATGATGGAACTGAGTGGGACCAGGTAGTGGGTGGTGTAACCAATCAAACTATTACCACAGCCGACGGCACTACCAGCACTTTTGCACTGGATCGCAGGACTACCACAGCGGCTACCTTGGTCATGCTCAACGGTGTTGTGCAACTGCCTGTGACTGCTTACAATGTTACAGGTGCCGGGGGCAATGTGTTGAATTTTACAGAAGCTCCTGCAATCAGCGACATCATAGACATACGTTTCTTGTAAAAATCTGCATTTTTCAATAATATAATCTGCATTATAGGTTTTCTCACGGCCGCGGTAAATACATCATAAATTGGAGATTTGATATGGCCGTTACACGAATTAAGAACAATCAGATTACCGATGCCAGCGCCGGTAACACCCAAGTAGGCGTAAATGCTGCGGTAAAATTACAGGACTACACTGTTACTGCTACCAAGATTGCTAACAATCTTGTGTATGGATCAGATTTAACAGTTTCTGGTAATCTTACAGTGCAAGGTAACACCACTACCATTGACACTACTATTACTACCATTGAAGATCCGGTCATTGTCTTAGCCTCTACACAGACCACAGGCACTCCGACTGTAGACATTGGTTTCTTGGGCTATCGCGGCAATGTCAGCAATATCGCTTTTGTCTGGGACGAAAGCGCCACAGAATTTGTTACAGCATTTACAAGCACAGGCGAAACCAATACTACAATAGCTATTACCAGCTATGCAAATTTCCATACCAATGATGCCAACATTGGTGGTAATCTAGTTGTTGGCGGCAATATTTCTATTACTGGCAATGTGGCCAGTCTCAATGTCACCGGCAACATCACCGGTGGTAATTTATTGACTCCAGGGTTAATCAGTGCCGCTGCCAATGTCACAGGTGGTAACGTACTCACAGGTGGTGCAATCAGTGCCGCTGCCAATGTCACAGGTAGTAACGTACTCACAGGTGGTTTGATCAGCGCCACAAGCACAATCACCAGTGCAGCCAACATCACAGGTGGTAATGTACTCACAGGTGGATTGATATCAGCCACAAGCACTATTACTTCAGCTGCTAACATCACAGGTGGTAATGTACTCACAGGTGGATTGATATCAGCCACTTCAACCATTACTTCAGCTGCCAACATCACAGGTGGCAATTTGCTCACAGGTGGTCTGATTTCTGCAACAGCAACCATTACCGGCGGCAATTTGGCCACAGGTGGCACAGTGAGTGCCAGT